GTTGGGGAAGATGAAAAGTATTTTCTTGAACAAGCGGAATTACTTCAAAACTTTATTAACAAATGGGAGAAAGTATAATGATAAAATCAGATAGGGCTTACGATGATATAAAAGAAACTCACGAACAAGTGGATTCATTTAAATATAGATTGGCAAGAAATAAAGTTCTTAAAAATCCTAATAAAATGACGTTTAATCCGCTTGTATCTGCACTTCAATATGAATATAGGGTTATGTTAAGGGAAACGAAAGTTATGACGTTTTTGGCACAAAATAGCGATGCAAAATGGTATCTATTCTTCTTTTTGTATGTTTTATTTGCACTTAACATACTTTTTTGCATATATTTCATAGAATATGCAAAGGCACTTTGAGTACTACATAGATGATAATTACAAAGAAAATGAAAACCTCGTTCTGTATGGTAAAGCTATTATGATAGCAAACATACCTGGGCATAAAAACTCTTGGACGCTTAAAGAAAGAAAAGTTTTCTTTTTAAAAGATACTTTAACATTTAAGCAATTAGGGGAAACTATGAATGCGAAAGAGCCTACAATTTATGGTATGCATAAAAACGCAATAAAAAAACTTAACCTGATTGTAAAAAAATTGTTAAGTTCAAGAAGTATGTTCAATGATTTAATTAGTTAGTTAGTTCGTCAATAGGTCAAAAGTCGGTAATGGTTTCTCTTTCTCCATACCATACTGACGCTTACAGGAAGCCCCACTTATTATTAGTGGGGCTTTTTTAATATGGAGTTATTGAATTTGCTGACGCATTCTAATCTGAGTAGAAAATCTGCTATCAGCAATTTCTGTGAAGGTCATTGTTCCATCTAATCTTACCCAATGATAATTGCTACCATCGTAATAAAGAAATTTCTTTCCTTGTCCTTTGATATCATCTTGCATTGATATAAGATTATTTTTAAAGGTGTTTGAAATATTTTGAAAGCTAATTGTAAAAACCTGTTGCCCTGGATTTACATTAATCGCATATTCTACTCCACCTAAACTTTTTTGAACTGAGGTTTCATAGTCTTTAGAAGTTTGAATATTTATATCTGGCTCAACTTCAAAATCTAATTTTTTTCCTATAAGTATTTCTGAAATATTAGTTAGTGCTTCATTAAACTCTACGCAAAAAATAGTATAACTTCCTACATCTGTATAATTTCCGCTATTATGTATGTTGCTTACAGCCCAACCACTATCAGTTGAAGCAAAGCTTTTACCACCTGCAGTTAAACTATTTACTGCATTACCTGCTCTGACGGTCATTTCATCGCCATCAGCAGTGACGCCATCAGCCCCTGCGAAATAAACGGCGATAGCATTAGCAGTCCCACCTGTTCCCAAAGTATAAGCGATAGCATCGTTCGCACTTACACCTGAAATAGTTGTTCCAATATTCTGGTCGGAAACTCTTTCGTGGTTTGTTAATGCACTTGAATCAGCAGTAAACCCTGAGCCAAACGTTCCCTCGCTTAC